ATACAAGATTCCTATTCTGATGTAAAGTAATCGCTAACTTCCCTCCTGTGGACAAAAGATGAATGCAATAGACGCTTTACCTGACAAACTGAAAAAGCCTAGAGGCCGTCCTCCAAAGCCTGTAGCTGTTGCTATTCCCAAACCTATGACTATGGCTCGTTATGCCGATAGTCCACCTCCCATGCTTCCCAAGACTGAACTCCAACGAGTCAAAGAACTCAAAGAACTCCTGATAAACAGTGCTGGTTCTAATGTTGTCCACAAGGCAGTTGAGATTGCCATGAATGACGAACACCCTGCTCAAATGGCTGCAATCAAACTCTGTATGGACAGAATGCTCCCTGTCTCCCTGTTTGAGAAAGAAGGAAAACAGAGATCAGCAGTGACAATCAACATCACAGGCATTGGGGAGATTTCCCATGCACCAGTGGTCGACGCAGAGGATATTGAGGCTCGTGATGTCTGATACCAGTACAAGGAATCAAGCCAAACTCAATGGAGACAAGTTTTACTTCACTGGAAAACCTTGTGTTCATGAGCATTTGTCTCCTAGATACACTGGTAAAGGCACTTGTTGCGAGTGCATGAAGCTGTCTTTTGAATTGAGAAAAGAAAGCAAATTGCAAGAAATGCGGGATAACTATGCCGCTAAAAAGTCAGAATATGCTGAAAGAATGGTCGACTGGCGCAACGAGAACAAACACAAGCAAGCCACCTATTCATCTAAAAAAAGAGCCGCATTGTTGTGTCGGACACCAAGATGGCTATCCGATGTCGACAAGCAAAAGATCGAAGAATACTATTACACAGCCAATATGCTTGGAATGCACACTGGCGAGCATTACCATGTCGACCACATTATTCCGCTAAGAGGCAAAACCGTCAGTGGCTTAAATGTGCCTTGGAATCTCCAAGTCCTTGAAAAACGCAAGAATTTGCAAAAAGGAAACAGCTTTCATGGCTGATCTGTCATTCAAACTATTGCCGTGGCAAGAAACGGTATTTACCGATAAAACCCGATTCAAGGTTATTGCGGCTGGTCGACGCTGCGGAAAGTCACGATTGGCTGCTATTACCTTGCTGATTGAGGGTTTACGATGCCCATCAGGAAGTGCGGTTATGTATGTAGCTCCTACAAACGGACAGGCACGGCAGATTGTTTGGGACGTACTGATGGAGTTGGGTAGGGATGTTATCCAAGCCAGTCACATCAATAACATGGACATCACCCTGATAAACGGAGCAAAAATCTATGTTAGAGGTGCAGATCGCCCAGATACTCTGCGAGGAGTGTCGCTCACCTATGCTGTGCTTGACGAGGTTGCCGACATCAAACCAGAAGCATGGGAGCAGGTTATTCGTGCTTCATTGTCAGACAAAAAGGGTCGGGCAATGTTCATCGGAACTCCCAAAGGTCGTAACTTTTTCTATGACGTATTTAAACTCGGAAACTCAGAAGAAGACCCAGACTGGAAATCTTGGCACTTCACAACCAAAGATAACCCCCTGATCGACCCAACTGAGATCGAATCTGCCAAGAAAACTCTGTCTTCCTTTGCTTTCAAACAGGAATACCTTGCCTCCTTTGACAATGCTGGTTCTGACGTTTTCAAGGAAGAATGGCTGAAATACGGTGTTGAGCCTGACTATGGTAGCTACTACATTGCTGTTGACTTGGCTGGTTTTGAGGAAGTTGCCAAACAAGCGGCTAACTCCAAGAAGCGGCTAGACCAGACTGCCATTGCTGTGGTCAAGGTCACTGACGAGGGTAAATGGTTCGTCAAAGAGATAGTTTATGGACGCTGGGACATTCGGGAGACTGCCGCCACCATTTTGCTCAAGATTCGGGAATACAGGCCACTTTCCATAGGAATTGAGAAAGGGGCGCTAAAAAACGCAGTTTTGCCGTATTTGAGTGACTTGATGCGGAAGAATAATGTATATTCGCACATAGTTGACTTGACCCACGGTAATCGTAAAAAAACCGACCGTATCATTTGGTCACTTCAAGGACGGTTTGAGCATGGCAGGATTGTGCTGAACTCCGAGGAGGATTGGGACGAATTTAAAGATCAACTTCTTCTCTTTCCTTCGCAAGGGGTGCATGATGACCTACCAGATGCCCTATCGTACATTGACCAACTGGCTGTCACCTCATACTTCCAAGATGACCAAGAAGATGAGTGGGAGCCTCTAGACGTAATTTCGGGCTTTTAAGGGCGACACATGGCAACAATGGGAAATCAAGGACAAGGAATAGTTGGAGGGATGTTTCCTGACTATTTCAGTGCGCCAGATGTAAACCCTCTTGCCCCCTATGGATTGCGCTATTCAGAGTCGGTAGTTGACCAACCTCAAATTAAAGGCCGTGGTTATCTTGGTGCTATCCCTACGACTGAAGGGATGCCAATGACAGAGTTGTCATCGTCATTTGAGTTAGATGGTCAAGTAATACAGCACCCTTTGATTGTTCCCACCTTGACTGCACAAGAGCTTCAGTTGTTGCAAATGGGTGGTGAACCTACACCAGAGATTTATACTAAGGCACAGCAGTTTGCTTTAGATCGGATAAGACAAGGCATGAGTCCATTTGCAACACCACAAGACTTGCGGATGCCTATGCCTGAATCATCTCCAGTTTATGCTGACCCTTTTGGTAGCACAATTGGCACATCTATAAGGTAACACTATGGCAACAGACAAACAAGTGAAGTTAGAGCAGAACCAGTTTTATCAGCCAACAGAGGCTGACAAGGAAATCACTGCATTTGTTGTTGACCACTGCCAACGCTGGCGTGATTACCGTGACGTTAACTTCCTCCCCGATTGGCTAGAGTACGAGCGCATCTTCCGTGGTCAATGGGCTTCTGAAGACAAGACTCGTGAATCAGAGCGTAGCCGCATCGTCACTCCTGCCACACAACAAGCTGTTGAGACTCGCCATGCCGAGATTATGGAAGCCATCTTCGGTCAAGGCGAATTCTTCGATATTCAAGATGACATCAAGGATATTGACGGTAATCCATTAGATGTTGAAGCTATTAAGGCTCAACTCATGGAAGATTTCAAGAAAGACAAAATCAGAAAATCTATCGACCAGATCGAGTTGATGGCTGAAATCTATGGAACAGGTATTGGCGAGATCATCGTCAAGACTGAGAAGGAATACATCCCTACAACTCGTGCCATCCCTAACCAAACAGGTCAGGCGGCTATTGGTGTGACTGAAACTAACCGCATTGCGGTCAAGATTGTTCCTGTTAACCCCAAGAACTTCTTGTTTGACCCTAATGGGACAAGCATTGATGACTGTATGGGCGTGGCAATCGAGAAATACGTGTCAATTCATAAGGTTGTTGAAGGTATTGAACGTGGAATCTACCGAAAGGTTGACATCACCCCTACTTATGAAGACACTGACCTTGAGCCAACCCAAGAGGTTAGCCAATATCAGGACGAAAAGGTGCTTTTGCTGACCTATTACGGTCTTGTTCCTCGTGAATACCTGAACAACTTAGAAGAAAACAAAGAAATTGTTGAGTTGTTCCCTGAAAACTCAGCCGCTGAAGACTATACAGACATGGTTGAGGCCATTGTGGTCATTGCCAACGATGGTTTGTTGCTCAAAGCTGAAGAAAACCCCTACATGATGAAAGATCGTCCAGTCTTGAGCTATCAAGATGACACGATTCCCAATCGTTTGTTGGGTCGGGGTACGGTTGAAAAGGCTTTTAATATGCAAAAAGCTATTGATGCCCAAACTCGTAGCCACTTAGACTCTTTGGCACTTACCACCAGCCCTATGATTGCGATGGATGCAACTCGTTTGCCTCGTGGTGCTAAGTTTGAGGTCAAGCCCGGAAAAGCTATCCTTGTAAACGGCTCTCCCACAGAGATTTTGATGCCATTTAAGTTTGGCGAGACAGACCCTAACAACTTGGCAACCGCCAAAGAGTTTGAGCGTATGTTGTTGCAAGCCACTGGCACTCTTGATTCACAGGGAATGGTTAGTAATTCTGCTCGTGATGGTGATGGTATGTCTATGGCTGTTGCCACCATCATCAAGAAGTACAAGCGCACACTGGTTAACTTCCAAGAAGACTTCCTGATTCCATTCATCAAGAAGGCTGCTTTCCGCTATATGCAGTTTGACCCAGAGCGTTATCCCTCTGTGGACATGAACTTCATCCCGACTGCCACCTTGGGCATCATTGCTCGTGAGTACGAACAGAAGCAGTTTATTGGTTTGTTGCAGACTCTAGGCCCTGATACTCCTGTTCTGCCTATCATCTTGAAGGGCATCCTGTCTAACTCTAGCCTAACCAACCGTTATGAGTTGATTGCGGCTTTGGATGAGATGAGCAAGCCTAACCCTGAAGCACAGCAAATGCAACAAATGCAAGCTCAGTTGGCTATGCAAGCGGCTCAGGCTCAGATTGCTGTCCAGACTACTCAGGCTGAAGAAAACAAGGCAAATGCTGTGAAGTTGTCGATGGAAGCACAGTTGATGCCTCAAGAGATTCAGGCTAAAGTGCTTGGCGCAACCACTAAGAACTTGCCAAATGAGGATGAAGCGGCGGCTCGTGAGTTTGATAAGCGGGTTAAGATTGCTGAACTGATGTTGAAAGAAGCCGACATCAAGAACAAGTCTAAGATTGTTGAATTGCAGATGTCAGAGAAAAACAACAAGATGGCTGGCATGGAAGAAGACTTCCTCAACCAACTGACGGAACAATTGAATGCTTCCCAGACAGGAATTGTGCGATGAATGTCGAAAATCTTGCCAAGGAGTTAATCCTTAAAAACATGACTCCAGAGCAGCAAATGGCTGTTTTGGATTCTGTTCGGCAGTCTGTTGCTCAAGCAAAAGAAGTGCAAAAGCGCAAGATTGGTGAGAATGTTGACCTAGTTGTTCAGGCTCTAAAGAAGATTGAATCTGACATTCGTTCACGCTTTGACGATGTGGGTAACTCCATTGAAAAGCGTGTTGCCTCCATCAAAGATGGTCGTGATGGTGCTAATGGCAAGGATGGTCGAGATGGAAAAGATGGAAGATCAGGCAAAGATGGCGCTAAAGGTGATCGAGGTGACGCTGGTCGAGATGGGCGTGATGGAGTGGATGGTACTGACGGTGTTTCTGTTACCTCTGCTCGCATTGATTTTGACGGTAGCCTTGTTATTACACTGTCTACTGGTCGTGAACTCAATGTTGGTGAAGTTGTTGCTCCTGATCTTGCAGAACGCATCAAAGTCATTACTAATGGTGGCGGCACTTCTCAGTCTGTACTTGATACTCTAGCTTCACTCCAAACCCAGATCACTAATCTGATTCCTAGCCAATCAGGGAATTCTGGAAAGTTCTTAACTACCAATGGTTCTACCCTTTCATGGGGTTCTGCTGTTGGTGGTTTGAGTTACCAAGGAACATGGAATGCGTCTACAAACACTCCTACTCTCACTTCTAGTGTTGGGACAAACGGCTACTATTATGTTGTTGATGTTGCTGGTTCTACAAACCTAGATGGCATCACTGACTGGAAAGCAGGGGACTGGCTAATCTTCAATGGCTCTACTTGGCAGAAGATTGACCAGAGTTGGGCGATTGCTGGTGTAAACGACAACATCACATCAATGACTGGCATCACAGGGGGTATCTCATCACCTGATTTCATCCAGTTTGATACTGCCGCAACTGTTACGAATGCAACTGGTAAGTTGTATTACAACGCTGAAGATCAATTCCAAACATTGTCATTCCAGATGAATGGCAATCAGATTCAGCACATTGGTGAAGAACTGTATTACAGGGTTAAGTTGTCTTCTGGAGCAACCAAAGGCCAAGTGTTGATGTTCACTGGTACTCTTGGTGCTAGTGGTGGATTGACTGCCGCACCAGCTACAGGGTTGCAACCAGAACAAGCAAGCTACATTCTTGGTGTTGCCGCTGAAACTGGTTCTACAAACGATTGGGTTTTTGTCACGACTTTTGGTGAAGTCAAGTCAATCAATACGACTGGTGGAGCAGAGAGTTGGGCGCAAGGTGATGTTCTTTACTACAACCCATCTGTCACAGGTGGTTTGACCAAGACCAAGCCAGCAGTGCCTAACGCTATTTGCATTGTGGCGGCTGTTGTTCATGTTGGCTCATCAAATGGCGTATTGTTTGTTCGTCCTACTTACGGTTCTGTATTGGGTGGAACAGATGGAAATGTGAATTTCACATCATTAGCATCTGGCAACACCTTGATTTACGATGCTGTTGCTGGTGTTTGGGAAAATGCTTTCCTAACTGATGGCACAGGTATCAGCATTACTGAGGGTGCTGGGACTATCACCATTACCAACTCTGCACCTGACCAAACAGTTGCATTGACTGGTGCTGGTACTACGTCTATCAGTGGTACATATCCAAACTTCACCATCACCTCAAATGATGCTTTCACAGGGACTGTGACTTCTGTCACTGGTACTTCTCCTGTTGCATCTTCAGGCGGCACAACTCCAGCGATTAGCTTGGCTTCTGGCTATGGCGACACTCAGAACCCTTATGCTTCTAAGACTGCAAACTATGTCTTAGCCGCACCTAATGCTTCTGCTGGAGTGCCTACATTCAGGGCGATTGTTGCGGCTGATATTCCAACTCTGAATCAGAACACCACAGGGACTGCCGCATCAACACCCAAGTTGCTGACCACAAACTTTACAATTGAAGAATCTGGCGGTAAATTGCTATTTAAGTATGGAGCAACGACAATTGCTTCTATGTCTTCAACTGGAGTCATCACTTCTGCGACAAACATTGTTGCAAATGGAACACCTTAAAGGAAATAAAACATGGCACAAATTACACTTAATTCAACAGGCGTAGCCAGTAGCGGTGCGCTGGTTTTGCAGAGCAATGGAACGACTACTGCTGTCACTATTAGCACAGCACAAGTAGCAACACTTGAAAAAGATGCTGTAGTCAATGGCCTCACCGTAGGCCGTGGTGCAGGTGCTGTGTCTACCAACACTGCGGTGGGTGCTAGTGCTTTGGCGGCGAATACAACGGGGGCAAGGAATACTTCGGTTGGTTCTAGTGCTTTGGTAGCCAATACAACTGGTGTAGAAAATACATCAGTTGGCTTTCATTCAAGTTTTAAAACAACAACAGGACAAATGAATTCTTCATTAGGTATCTACTCGTTGTATCAAAATACAACAGGTTCTACTAACGTCGCTATTGGCGCTTCTGCTTTAGAAAACAACACCACAGCCTCTAACAACACTGCTGTAGGTTATCAGGCGGGGTATAGCAATACTACTGGTGCTTCTAACGTAATAATTGGACAAATTGCTGGATATACATCTACTACAGGTAGCTTCAACACATATGTTGGTAGAGAAGCAGGAAACTTAACTACAGGAAGCAACAACCAATTTATTGGTAACGGCGCTGGTAGAAGTGTTACGACAGGCCAAGGAAATTCAATTTTTGGTAATTTCTCAGGCAACCAAGGTGGCCTCGACATCCGCACAGCAAGCAACTACATCGTGCTGTCTGATGGGGATGGGAATCCATTGGCGTATTGGGGTGCTGGATATACATTTTTACCATCTGCGTACAGCATAACGACTGCCAGTGCCGCAAATTTATTTGTTGCTTCAGATGGAACTTTAAGACGTTCTACATCGGCATTAAAGTACAAGCAAGACATTCGTGACATCGAAGCTATTGACATCAACTTACTGCGTGGTGTTCGCTACAAGTCAAAATCAAAAGATGATGACGAAACCAAAGATCATTTTGGTGTAATTGCCGATGAGGTTGATGCGGCTGGAATTAAAGAGCTTGTCACTTATAGCGCAGAAGGTGAAGTTGAAGGCTTCCAATATGAGCGATTGACTGTTGTGCTTCTTAAAGCCATCCAAGAACTCAAAGCAGAATTTGACGCTTACAAAGCATCACACCCATAAGGACTAACATGATTGAATTAACACTTGAACAACAAATTGCCAAGCACTACTCTGCCGCAATGGATTCGGTCAACCTGATTAACGCAGGGCAACCAGAAGGCATGACCGCTGAAGATTGGGCTGATTGCTTGGCTCGTAACAAAGAGCATCTGCGTATCATGATTGCCAAGGATTTCTGGACAACAGAAGACTTGACTCCATTACAGGATGCAAGTGAATGACCCCAGAACTCCAACGCTATTACGAATCCCGCTTTGACATGATGAGCATGGAAGGCTGGAAGGACTTGACTATTGACATTGACAATATGATAGAGTCCTTGAATAATATAAGCGTGATTCCTGATGAAAAAACCTTGATGTTCAGAAAAGGTGAACTTTCCATCTTGACTTGGCTGAAAACCTTGAAAGAGGTCAGCGAACGAGCCTACGAGGAATTGAATGAAAAGAATGTATGAATTTGTCTGTGAAAACGGACACAAAATTGAACGGTATTGCAATTATGAGTTGCAATCTGTTCAGTGTGAGTGCGGTGGTTCAGCCAGTCGCATCATGAGCGCACCTAGCGTTAAATTGGAAGGGTGGTCAGGTCATTTCCCAACTGCACATATGCAGTTTGACCATAAACACCGTGAAAAGTTAGCGGCAGAGCGCAAAACCACTACATAAGCAATTTCGCCGTAGTGTCTCCTAGAACCCAAAAGTGGCAGGAAAAAGGAAAAACAATGTTGATTGATAACCCAGACGAGTTGCAAAGTGAATTAGAAGTCGTTGAAAAGCAGAAACTTCATTCCACAGTTGAGCAAGCTAGTGATGACATTCCCGACAAGTATCGGGGCAAAGAACTGTCAGACATTATCAAGATGCACCAAGAGGCTGAAAAGCTAATTGGCAAGCAAGCTCAAGAAGTGGGGGAAGTACGCAAATTAGCGGATGAACTCATTAAGCAGAACCTTGCGGGAAAGTCTCAACCTGTTAAAGAGGACGAGCCAGAAGTAGATTTTTTCGAGAATCCACAGGCGGCTGTTCGTAAGACTGTTGATAACCATCCTGATGTCCTTGCGGGTCGCCAAGCGGCTCTAGAGTTCAAAAAGATGCAGATTCAGCAAAAGCTGGCGGCTGAACACCCTGATTTCGGTCAGATTGCTCAGGATGCAGACTTTGTGAATTGGGTGAAATCTTCTCCTGTTCGCATTGGTTTGTACGCTAAAGCTGATGGTGAATATGACTATGACAGTGCTAACGAACTGCTCAGTACCTACAAGCAGTTGAAGGGTGTTAAGGCTAAACAGACGAGTGATGCAGGGGAAGCCCAACGCAAGACTAATCTCAAGGCCGCATCTGTAGATGTTGGTGGTACTGGTGAATCTGGAAAAAGAGTTTACCGAAGGGCTGACCTTATTCGGCTGAAGATGCAAGACCCGAACCGATACGATGCTTTGAGTGATGAAATCATGCAGGCATACGCAGAGGGACGAGTCAAATAACTTAACTTTTGATTTTATTGGAGATACAACATGGCAACATCATTTTCCCCCACCAATTCAGTGACCACAACCACTGGCGCAACATTCATCCCAGAGATTTGGTCAGATGAAATCGTAGCCGCCTACAAGAAAAACTTGGTTCTTGCTAACCTCGTTATGAAGATGAACTTCAAGGGCAAGAAAGGTGACACCGTTCACATTCCTGCACCTACTCGTGGTTCTGCTTCTGCTAAAGCCGCTGAGACAGCAGTCACTTTGATTGCAGCTACTGAGTCTGAAGTCACCGTGTCTATCAACAAGCACTATGAATATAGCCGCTTGATCGAGGACATCGTTGAAGCACAAGCTCTGAACTCTATGCGTCAGTTCTATACTTCTGATGCTGGTTACGCCCTGTCTCGTCAAGTTGATACCGACTTGATTCAGTTGGGTCGTTTGGCTAACGGTGGTTCTTCTGGCGCACGTTACGGTTCTGCCTTCATCGGCGGTGACGGTACAACTACCTTTGACTACACAGCTAACACCAACACTGGTAACGCTTCTGCTCTGACTGATGCCGCTATTCGCCGCACTATTCAGCGTTTGGATGACAACGATACTCCTATGGACAATCGTTTCTTTATCATCCCTCCATCAAGCCGCAACACCCTGATGGGTCTGGCTCGTTACACCGAACAAGCATTTGTCGGTAATGGCGATGCTATCCGTAACGGTGAAATCGGTAACCTGTATGGTATCCCTGTGTTCACCTCCAGCAATGCTGACTCTGCATCTGCAACCTCCACTTTCCCCGCAAGTGGTTCTGCTATTGCTCGTGTCTGCTTGATGGGTCACAAGGACTCTATGGTTCTGGTTGAGCAAGTTGGTGTTCGTTCACAAGTTCAGTACAAACAAGAGTATTTGGCTACTCTGTTCACTTCTGACACTTTGTACGGTGTTGCCGCTTTGCGTGATGCCGCTACCGTGGGAGCAGCTAAGTCTTCTTCCATGTTCGCTTTGGTTGTTCCTAGCTAATTGCAGTTGCGCCCCCTGCCCTAGTGGTGGGGGGACTTTTTTAACTTAATTAGGAGAAATCAAAATGGCAGCAGCAACAGCAGTAGTTTCCCGCCGTGGAAACGATCAATTTCGTGGCCTCTTTTCGGACACTTGGGATGTAGCTTGTACTTTGGATACGGCATTAATTGCCACCACTGCTACAGCTACAGACACAGTAACTGTTCCGGGCGTGGTTTTGGGTGACATGGTTCTTGGTATGTCAGTTGGCGTGAGTGAAGCTGGTTTGGTTCGCCGAGCCTATGTTTCAGCCGCAGACACTGTGACTATCGTTAGCTATAACCCAACAGCAGGTGACGTTAATTTGGCTTCAACTACATTGCAACTCATCATCGGTCGTGCTGTAGTTTAATGATAGGGGGGGCTAGTCCCCCCTTTCTCACTTGAGGGGTTTTATGGCTACTTTTCGTTGTCTCCAGTCAGGTAATACCGTGACTTTCACCTTGCAACATGACATTGACTCCATGAAGGGTCATCAAGGTTATGTAAGGGTAGATGAGCCAGAAGTAACCATAGAGTCTCATGATTCTGTTCGTACAGATACCGCCTTTCGTGCGCCTGTCATTCCCACAATTAAACGTATGGGTAGACCCCGAAAGGTTGTAAATGTCTGATATTGATGCCAGAGATTTTGGTAAATTAGAAGCTCAAGTCGAGGCTCTCCAAAAGGAGATGCACTTATTGAGTGCCGATGTCAAATCCCTGTTGGAACTTGCCAACAAGGGTAAAGGTGGTTTTTGGATGGGTATGACTATCGCTTCATTCATGGGCGGTATCGTTACCTTTATTGTTGATCGTATCTGGAAATAAGGAGAACGCTATGCCTATGGTCGGAAAAAAGAAGTTTCCCTACTCTGAAAAAGGCGAGAAAGAAGCCAAAGAGTATGGCAAGAAAAAGGGTGTCCCTGTGACTGTCATGATTGCTGTTGGCAAGCCAAAAATGGGTATGCCCATGCGTGGTGGTCGTACAGCTACCAACATGATGAAGAAATCTTCAAGAGGTAAATAATGGCATCTTTAACCACTCCTGTCACCTTGTTGAGTGCTGTTGTCGCAACAGGTGCTTCTAAAGCAGTTCAAGTTGATTCTGGTCAACCAGCATTCTTGCAAGTTAGTGGCATTACTTCTGCCACTGTTGCTTTGCAAGGTAGCCTTGACGGTACAAATTGGTCAACCATTGGAACTGCTTTAACTGCCGATGGACTCGTTACAGTTGCCAATGCTCCCAAGTATTTGCGAGCCAATTGCACTGTTTATGTAACTGGCACGATTACCGCCAAAATCATGTACTAAGGATAAACCCTATGAAGATGACTAAATCTCAGAAAAAGGTCAAGAAGGTCATGGGGGAGTACAAGGAAGGCACTTTGCACTCTGGCAAGAATGGCAAGGTTGTCAAGTCTAAAGACCAAGCAATTGCAATTGCGTTATCAGTTGCGGGAAAGGCTAAAAAGAAATGAAACAAGGACTATATTCTGCAATCAACGCTAAAAGAGCCAGAATCAAAGCTGGTTCTGGTGAAAAGATGAACAAGGTAGGTTCTAAAGCCGCACCTACAGCCGCTGACTTCAAACAAGCGGCTAAGACTGCAAAGAAGCCAAAAAAGGTGAAGTAAGTTTGTGTAAGTTTAACTGGAGACAGATATGAAGATGATGAAAAAACTTAGTCAGGCAGCCCGTGGCGCAGTTGCGTCAACTAAGAAAATGGCTCCTGCAATGGGGGGTGCTGTTGCTGTTGCTTCAAAGAAAGCTACTCCTATGATGAATGCTGTTGCTACTACTGCCTCTAAAGCCGCACAAGCCATGAAAGCCAATCCTCAACCTGCTGTTGGCGCACCACTTCAAAAGAAGTCGATTGGTAAAGTCCTTCGTAGAGGTTTAATAGGTCGCCGTTAATCATGAAATCTCCCACTTGGCAAACAAAAGCTGGACAAAATCCTCGTGGCGGCTTGAATGCCAAGGGGAGAGCATCTTATAATGCAGAAACTGGTGGCAATCTCAAAGCACCAGTAAAGTCGGGGGATAACCCCCGCAGAGCAAGTTTCTTGGCTCGTATGAGTGGCAATGATGGCGCTGAATACGACAAGAAAGGTGAACCAACAAGACTGCTTCTTTCGCTAAAGGCTTGGGGTGCTAACTCCAAAGCTGACGCAAAGGCAAAAGCTCAAGCTATATCCGCAAGGAACAAAGCAAAGGCTAAAAGCAGATGACATACCTAGAACTTGTAAACGATGTCTTAATTCGGTTGCGTGAACCAACTGTAGCAACCGTTACTGCAACAAGCTATTCCACTTTGATTGGCAAGTTTGTCAATGACGCAAAGCGTCAGATTGAAGATGCTTTCTCGTGGAATATCTTGGGTACAACAATTACCATCACCACATCGGCTGGTACTTACTCCTATGCCTTGACTGGTTCTGGTCAGAAGTTTCAAGTTATTGATGTTCTGAACACAACTAGCAATATTGGCATGAAGAACATTGACTTTGCGTCAATGAACCGCAAACAGAATTTCTCTACGCCTGTTAGTGGCATCCCTTCAGAATATGCCTTTGATGGCGTTAATGGAAGCTACGACACCAAGGTAAATATTTACCCTCGTCCTGATGGCGTGTATACCATTCCATTTAGCTTGTCAGTGCCACAGGCAACATTGACGTTAGACCAGACTGTAGTGCTTGTCCCTGATGTTTTGGTTGTCCAGAATGCGTATGCTCGTGCTTTGGTTGAACGTGGTGAGGATGGCGGCTTGAGTTCTTCAGAAGCATTCTTGTTGTACAAGTCTATGCTGTCTGATTACATTGCCTTGGAAGGCACTCGTTACCCTGAAAATCAGGAGTTTGTGGCTATATGAGCAAGCCATTGATGATCTATGGCATCTCAGCCCCCGGCTTTTTCGGGCTGAATACCCAAGACTCGCCTTTAGATTTGGTGTCTGGGTTTGCGTCTATTGCCACTAATTGCGTTATTGACCAGTATGGTCGTGTTGGTTCACGCAAGGGTTGGTCAAGGGTTAACTCGTCTTCAGGCAATCTTGGCGCAAACAACATTGGTGTTATCCATGAATTAGTCCAAGTTGACGGTACTTTGACTACCCTCTTTGCTGGCAACAATAAGTTGTTCAAGTTGGATGGAACCAATGCTGTTGTCGAGTTGACCTATGGGGGAGGGGGTACTGCTCCTACCATCACAGCTAGTAACTGGCAGTGTGCATCCTTGAATGGCATCACTTACTTCTTCCAGCTTGGTCATACTCCACTGATTTATGACCCTGCTGTAAGTACATCTACATACCGTAGAGTGTCAGAAAAGACTGGCTATGCTGGTACTGTTCCATCAGGCAACATTGTTGTTTCTGCCTTTGGTCGCTTGTGGGTTGCTGAAACATCTACTGACAACGTAACTATCACCTTCTCTGACTTGTTGGCTGGTCATGTGTGGACTGGTGGAACTTCAGGCACTTTAGATGTGTCTAGAGTTTGGCCTAACGGTGCAGATCAAATTATGGGTTTGGCTGCTCATAACAATTACTTCTTTGTCTTTGGTAAGCGTCAAATCTTGGTTTATGAAGGTGCAACAGCACCATCCACCATGTCATTGGCTGACACCATTAGCGATATTGGTTGCTTGTCTAGAGATACTATTGCCACTACTGGCACTGACATCATCTTCTTGTCAAACAGTGGTGTGCGTAGTCTGTTGCGTACTATTCAAGAGAAGTCTGCACCTTTGCGAGACTTGTCTAAGAATGTGCGTAATGACTTGATGACCAATGTAAGTTCTGAAGTCTTGGCAAACATCAAAGCCTGTTACTCAGAATCTAACGGTTTCTACTTGTTGAACTTGCCTGTTACCAAGGTAACTTATGTATTTGATACAAAGGCACAGTTACAAGATGGTTCTGCAAGGGTAACGACTTGGGACTCTATTGAGCCTACTTCTCTGTACTCTAGACGCAATGGTGACTTGCTGATTGGCAAGAATGGTTATGTTGGCAAGTATGGTACTTATCTAGACCATGCTACGACATACCGTATGCAGTACTTCACCAACTACGCAAACCTTAACGAGACAGAGGTTACATCTGTTCTCAAGAGGATTTCGGTGGTTGTCATTGGTGGCTCTAATCAAGGCTTCATTATCAAGTGGGGCTACGACTTCTCTGGTCAGTACTATTCGGCAACATTGGACATTCCTGTTACTACTGTTGCTGAGTATGGAACGGCAGAGTATGGTGCTAATGGTGTTCCTGTTGCTTACTATTCTGCTGGCATTCAGTTGAGTACGTTGACTGCACCAGCATCAGGGTTTGGTAATGTTGTGCAGACTGGATATGAAGTGCAGATCAATGGTTCGCCAATCAGCATTCAAAAGATTGAGATTCAAGCCAAAGATGGCAAAACGGTTTAAGGAGATACAGTGAGTAATTACACAAAAACCACGAATTTCGCCGCTAAAGATGCTTTGGCTTCTGGCAATGCGGGTAAGGTTGTCAAGGGTTCTGAGATTGACACTGAATTTACAAACATTCAGACTGCCATTGCAACCAAGGCTGATGGCACTTTTACGAACTTCTCGTTTGTAGAGACATCTAACGTCTTGTATATCTATAACTCATCTACTGCTGTTGCAAAGATTGATGCAAGTGGTAATTTGACTGTGTTGGGCAACGTGGTTGCTAACGGCACTATTTAAGGAGAAGAACAATGGCAACAGAACAAGACGTTCAACAAGCAAAACAAGACTTGATAGCTTCAATTAAAGAAGAAGGTCTTGACCCAAATATGCTGATGCAACTTGGAGATATGGCTGAGGCAGTGTTGAAAGACCAGTCTTTGTATCCTCAGTTCTTGCAAGCTGTTGTTCAAAATGGTTTGGCTGAAGATGATGATTTTTCTGGTGCAATTGACTATCAGCTTATTGGTTTCTTTGTTGCCACACGAGAAATTGTTAAAGAGATGATGGCATCTGGCGAATTGGGAGTATGACATGGGATTAAAGAAACTTGGTAAATGGGTAAAGAAGAACATCAAGCCTATTGCAGCAGTTGCTGCTCTTGTTTTTCCTCCTTTAGTACCAGCAATTGGAAATTTACTTGTTCCAGCTAGTATGGCTGGAGGTGTTGCGGCAACTGCGGCTGGTGCGGCGGCTCTAAGTGCTGGTGCAGGAGTAATTGCTGGAGATTCAGGGCAAGATATTCTTAAAAATGCTGCACTTTCCGCTATTACTGCTGGAACAGTAAAAGCCGTATCTCCGGGTGCTTTCGATCAAAGTTTGCCTGATCGTATTTTTGGAGAAGGCGGGTTATTTGGTGGAGGTGATTCAGGAATCATCCCTGCTGGTACTTCTGTTCCCGGTGGTACTGCTCAGGTTGCATTCAGTCCATCCCAAGTTGCAGAATTAAGTGGTGAAGTTGCTTCAAAAGGTTTTCTAGGTGGTGTTGTTGACAAAGTAGCTGGATTGACAGGATTAACTCCAGACACTATTGGAAAACTTGGTGTTGCTGGTGTTCAGTCATTGCTAAGTAGTGCTGGCGCTAACAAACAGGCAGAGCAAGCTAGACAAGCCGCACAAACTTCTGCTGATGCTCAAATTGAAGCTGCTCGTATTGCCGCTGATGCAGCTAAGTTCCGTCCTGTTGGCGTAACTACTCGTTTTGGTCAATCAGCATTTACGACTGATGCTGAAGGCAATGTCATTGGTGCTGGTTATGCGGCAAGTCCTGAGATTCGGGGTTACCAAGACCGCTTGTCTACATTGGCTGGTCAAGGCATGACTGACATTGAGGGTGCAAGAGCCGCTTATCAGCCTTTGACTGGTGCGGCACAGAGCCTGTTTAGTTTGGGTAATCAGTATTTGGCTAAGTCTCCTGACCAAGCTGCGGCTGACTACATATCTAAACAACAAGCATTGATTAGTCCTAGCAGACAGAATCAATTGGCTGAATTGCAAAACAGACTGTTCCAACAAGGTCGTGGTGGTGCGGCTACTGCTCAAGGCGGTAACCTGATGGCTACAAGTCCTGAACTTGCGGCTTACTACAACGCTTTGGCTCAACAAGATTTGGTATTGGCGGCTGAAGCAGACCAAGCGGCTCAACAGCGTCTTCAGTTTGGTGCTGGTTTGTTTGATACTGGTGCTAACTTGCAAGGTCGTTACTACACTGGTCAAACAGCGGCCTATGCTCCATTTGCTACAGCTATGGATACAAGTATTGGTCTTGAGAGTCTTGCACAGCAACCACTAGAAATGGGAGTGAATATTGGCGGTAGAACTACTGCTGGTACAGCGGCTGGAGGTAGATTCTTAAGTGAAGGTATTACCAATGCCGCAGCTACTATGGCTCCAGCAAATGCCTACTCTGCATCTGGTAACTTGTTGTCTGGTTTTGCTCAGAATCCAATGGTGGGTAGCGCCTTGAATAATGCGTTTGGTGTTCAGCCACAGCAAACAGCTTTTAATGACCAGCAAGTGGAATTGCTTAAAAGAATCTTTGGGACATAAGGGGTAAGACATGGCAACATCAGAAATCTTAGGATTGTTTCAATCTCCTGAACAATATCAAGCAAACCAGTTGGCTCAGTTTCGCCAACGTGCGGCTAATGAAGTTCAGTTAGACCCATTCCAACAAGCCGCTATTGGTATGCGTCAAGCTGGTTACCAGTTGGGTGGTGGTATTGGTGGTGCTTTGGGTGGTGTTGACCCTCAATTGCAGAAGATTACTCAACGTCAGCAATTGCTTAGCCAGTTAGATCAAAACAACCCTGAGTCTTATATGAAGGTTGCTCAAGCGGCTGCTCAAATGGGTGATGGACAGTTTGCCATTGCTATTGCTCAAGAAGGTAGAAAATTAAGAGAATCTTCTGCTTCAATTGAACTTAAAGAAGCGCAAGCATTTAAAGCACTAAATCAACAAAAAGCGCAAACTGATTCTGCTCAAAAAAGAACTATCATTTCTTCATTAGAGCAAAAATTAGCAACTGACCCTACCTACAAGCCAACTCAACAAGAAATAGCTACGGCTCGTTTTATTGTTGCTACAGAAACAAAACCCAAATCATTTATTGACCCACAAACAAATCAACTTATTGTTATTGATGGACTTGATATAAATTTGGCGGCTCCTAATGTTGCCAAGTTGTTGACGCAAACACCATCAACACAACCTACACCTGTAGCACAACAAGCAACAGATACAACAATGCCAACCACAACAGAGGCAGTGCCTAGTGCTACTATGCCTGTTGCCCCTACTCCTACTTTAACAAGCCAGCCTCAAGTAAAAGTTATTGAGACTCCATCTTCTAAAATTAAAACTGAAGAACGAGATAAAAAGATAGAAGCAGAAAAAGAAGAAGATATACGAGCCACTGAAAGTATGAATAATGCGTTGGCTAACATTAAAAGTGTTAGAACACTTATTACTGATACTAAAAATCTCATTAAACCACTTACAACTGGTTTGACAGGAAAAGTTTTGGCAATTGGCTCTACAGAGGCTCGTGTTTTGGATAACAATAATCAAAGGATTAGAGCCAATACTGTATTTGAAGAATTGTTAAATTTGAAATCTCAATCTAAAACTGGTGCTACTGGTTTTGGTGCATTGAATTTAGAGGAATTGCGAACAATCCAGAACAAGGCGGCAACACTTGACCCAGTGTCTCCAAATTATGCAAAAGAGTTGGAAGATATTGATGCCTATTTTTCTCGTATTGAAAAAATGACAACTTCTAGAGTTGGTAGAGCAGAAGCCAAACTTAACAAAGGCAAAGAACCAAGTGCTGATATTGAAGCAAAAATTCAAGCGGCAGTAGATCGTGCAATGAAAGACCCACGAACAAAAGGAACTAGGGCGCAAGTAGAGGCTGTAATTCGTCAAAGACTCCAACCATAAGGGCTAATCATGGCAACTCAAAGACCCAAAACTAATGTTGAAGCCCAACAGCGCATCATGGCGCAAATGGATGAAATCCGTCCTTTATTGCGTCAAGCTATGGCCTCTGGCAACAAAGCCGCTATTGAAAAATACAGCGATGAGATGACTCGTCTTGATAGGATGATGAGAGCTACCGCTGAAATAACTGTTGGCGGTGTAAACATCCCTATTGGTCAAATTGGCTCTGGTTTGCAGTCTGGTATTTCTGGTTTGTTCACAGCAATTCCTGATATTGCCACTGCTGGTGTTAATTTGTTTCGCCCAACAGAAAGTCAAATAACTTCACTGGGTGATTTGGCAACTCAACAGTTGGGAATTCAAAACGCACCAGCCTCGGATGAATCTGCTTATGCCTTCAGAATTGCTCAAGGCGGTGGTAGTGCTGCAATACCGGGACAAGGTACTAGAGGTTTATTGCTTGGCACTGGTCTTGGGGCTGGTGATGTAGCTGTTTCTCAATCTACTGGGTTGCCAGAAGGCTTAGTTTCTGGAGCTTACGCAGTAGCAAACCTTACTCGTGCTGGATTTAAGGGAGTAAAGGGATTCAAAGAAAGCCGCAAGTTTGAACAGTTCTTGAAAGACAATGTTCCTGTTGAGGGACAGAATGTCTTTAGACAATTTATGTTGCGCGGACAAGGCTCTGATAGCCCAATTGTTTCAGCCGCTATTCAGCGTTTGCGTACTAATCCTGAATATGCTGAGTTGTTTGCAAAGTTTGATAAGGCCGCATCTGACTTGGCAACAAAAGGCATGACTCCTACGACTCGTGTTGGAGGTAAGCAAGAAGCTACCGAGGCCGTGGCAACTCGTGTTCAACGAGAGATAGATGGATTGCGTCAACAACGATCTGAGGCAGGAAGTCGTGTTTTTGAGCAAGCAAAAGGTTATGGTAGTGACAGGGGAATTATTGACCCAAATAAAACCATTTCTGAGATAGATACATTGATTGCGGATTACTCTAAAAAAATTACTCCAAACTCAGAGAGAGCAGTAGCTTTTTTGACTGATTTAAAATCAAGAATGTTGAATGAAACTGGTTCAGCAAGAAAACTTACTGTAGATGAAACTCAATCTATTTTGAGTGAATTTGGTCGTAAGGCAACACAAGGCGATTCTCTTGTAAAAGATTTGGCAATTAGTGATGAGATTCGTATTTCTGCCAAAATATTTGGTGGCTTAAAGGATGATTTGCAACTTGCTAGACGCAATGCAAAAACTCCTGAAGATAAAGCTGCCGCAGGTTTGTTGATACAAGCTCGTGAACAAGTAAGAAAAGCATCAGATTCTTACAATGAATCAATTGCACAAGGAATTCCTTCTTTTTTAAAAGACAAGTCTTTATCTGAAATTTCATACGAAGATTTGTATTCAAATTACAAAGGATTAAACGAGTATCAACGTGCAAAAGTTCGTTCTTATGTGGGCACTACAGATCAAGAAGCATTGAACTTTTTAGACAAGAATATCTTCCAAGATTTTGTTAAATCAGCACAAGGTAAAAACGATTCTGGTGTCTTTACAACAGACTTGGAAAAACTTGCTACAAACTGGAAGACTCTGGGCGACAATGAAAAAGCAGCACTCGTTACTGCGCTTGGTACAAATGCTAAAGAGTTTGACCAACGCATGAATGATGCCTTGTCATTTACAAGACGCATGAAGGTTGCTCAACCTAGTCAAGATCAGGCATTAGTTGATAGTAAATTGCAACGTGGTATATCCGCTGTTGCTGGTACTGGTTTAGGCTATCAAGCCTCTAAAGGAGTTGATGTTACTTTGACCGCAATGAATGAATTATTGCGTAAACAAGGGTTTACTGACGAACAGTTGATGCGTGTTCTTCTTACTCCAGAAGGTGCTAATTTCTTGCGCCAAGGTGCTTTGACTGGAGCTTCCGCAAAAACATTAGAAGCATTGACAAATGTTCCTACAGCTTTACAAGAAGGTTCTACTGGATTTAGTGCGCTGACAAGACTGGTTTCTCCATCTGAGCCAATGGCTCCTACTGCCGCTACACAATCACCATCAGCAGATGTATTTGTGCCAGAGGATATATTTGTTCCCGAAGAACCAATGCCCACAAGTACTGCGCCAGTTACTCAGCCAACTGCTGAAGGTGTTTTCGTTCCTGAAGACATCTTTACATCTGAGGTATCTGCTTCTCCAAAAGTTAATGTCAATGGCAACATCCCAATGCGGCAAGGTATTTTTAGCCAAGAGTTAAATACATTGTTGCAAAGGTCAAATGCGGCTCAAGCCTCTGGAGATCAAACTGCCATGCAAGGTATTACTGGTGACATTCAGGCTTTATTGCGTGAAGCACAACGCAACAAACTTCAGTTATCTGTTCAATAAGGACACAAAATTGACCCTATCAGCATCTGTTTACTTGCGGCTGGTCTTGTTAAGAACATCCAAGCTGGCTGTGAGCTATACAAACAAGCTAAAGAGTCTTTTGTGGAGATTAAAGCCACTGCGGATGAAGTTATCGCTATTGGTAGAGAGGTTCAAGGTTTCTGGTCAAAACTTAGCGGTTTCTTTGGCTCTAGTCCCAAGCCTAAAGCTGTTAAACCTGTTGCAAAGGCTAAAAAGTCTGCTTATGTTGCTGTTGACGAAACTCAAGTCAAAGTGGACATCGTTAAGAATCTCACTGAGTTCTTTAAACTTCAAGAACAACTTGCGGCACACATACGAGAAGAAGAAGAAAAGTCTAGAACAGTCTACGACCCCGATCAAAACCACATGGAGGCGGCACTCAAAAGAGTGATGGCACAGCAAGAGATGGACAGGCTTGTTGTCCAAATCAGGGAAACAATGGTCTACCAGAGTCCACCTGAGATGGGTGCTTTGTACAGTTCAGTTTTTGACATGAAAGAGCTTATTGATGAGGAGCAAGAACAAGCAAGGCTGAAGCAAGAGGCGAGAAAGAGGCAAGAAGTATGGCTACGAAAGGAGGAAGAAAGAAACTTCCAGCTAAAACTAGCGTACCTAGCGGCGACTACTATATTCCTCCTCTACCTGTGGCTGTGGCTTCTCCTAGTGAGTCGTTGGGGGAAAGCATAATGGGATGGATAGCGGCTTGTGTGTTGGTGGCCTTGCTCTTGCCTTTGGGTGCGATGCTGTACTTGGACATCCTTGAGGCCAAGCACGAGGTCAAGGAACAGCTTGAGAAGGTAGAGAAGTTAAGACGGCAAATTGAACAGGAGAAACGCAAAAATGACAAAACATGACTTTTCTGTAGTGATGCTGACCATTTGTGTTGGTATCCTTTGCGGGTTATTGGCTGGTTGTTCGGATAGATTTCGTTACCCTTGCCAAGACCCGATGAATTGGGAACTGGATGAATGTAAGCCGCCGATTTGTACCGCTACAGGTACTTGTCCTGATATGTTAGTCAAACCAGAGGAGAAAAAGTAATGGCAACCGTTGGATACAAGCAAAACAACCGTTTGACCGCAGACGAGATCGAGGTCAGGGTATGGGCATTCGTTATCGTGGTCTTGGTGACTATTCTGTTGGCTTCTATGGGTATGTTCCTGTACTCAGTCTCTTTTGTTACTCAGCCTATGAATGGTGCTATGGCGGCAATTGACAAGGTTTACACGCAACAGATTAGCACCATCATGGTGTTTATCACTGGTGTGTTGGGTGGTGTAGCGGGTCGTTCTGGTGTCAAGGCTATTGCCAATGCCAGTGCCAAGGCAGAGGCCAATGACAATGATGAGCCACCTGCGCCATGAGTATCTTTAACCCTTGGGTAATCTTAGGGTTTGTCTTGTCTGTAACCATCTCTTTTGGGGGTGGTTACTTCAAGGGCAAGCATGATGAGAATGTCTCTCAACAACTAGAGATTGCTCGTTTAAACGCTATTGCAAGGACAAAAGAGGTTGCTTTGGCAACAGCAGTGACATCAACAGCTACGGCATTAAGGACATCAAATGAGAAAGCAAGACAGATTTCAAAAGAGCGTGATTTGGCTATTGCCTCTGGTGCTTTGCGGTTGCGGCTCCCTGTCAAAACCAGTTGCCCCATACAAACCACCTCAGATACCACCGTTGCCAGCGGAGATAGCAGTCAAGAGGGAGGCGAACTTGACGCAACGACTGCTCAAACTCTTATCGCCATCACAGACGATGGAGATGAAGCAATCAGACAACTCACCGCCTGTCAACAAGCCTACGAATCCATCTACGAAACCTTAAAGGAGAAACAATGAACCTGTCAGCCAACTTCACCCTCAAAGAACTCACAAAGTCAGATACTGCCACCCGATTGGGCTTGGACAATACCCCTGATGAACAGGCTTTGGAGAACTTGAAAACCCTTTGCGAGATGGTGTTGCAACCAGTTCGTGACCACTATGGCAAGTCTGTGACCGTGAACTCTGCCTATCGCAGTCCTGAGTCAAATGCTGCCGTTGGTGGCTCTAAGACTTCTGACCACTGCAAAGGCATGGCGGCTGACATCGAGATTGTTGGTGTTGCCAATGCTGATCTGGCTCAGTGGATTATGGATAACCTTGAGTACACACAGTTGATTTTGGAGTTCTACACTCCGGGCATTCCTGACAGTGGTTGGGTTCATGTGTCTTACGACCCAAATAACCTGAAGAAGCAGGAATTGACTGCCACCAAGGTTGCGGGTAAGACCACCTACTTGAATGGTTTGGTGGCCTAATCGTCTAGGAAAAAGAGCAGGGCGACTACAGCTAGTAGCGTCACTGCTCCTCCCAATGCGAGTACAAGCAAGATGTTGATGACGTTACTCAGCACCTTTTACCTTCCATTCACGTTCATTACGCCCTGATTTTGACTTGACTGTGCGTCCTGTCAACTCAATTAAGTCCATATTGGACAACTCGTTTAAACGTCTTGCAACCTGATTTGAGTCTAAGCCGCTATGTTGGGCTATCCCATCCTTGCCAAGCGCACCATGAGCCTTTAAACAGTCCACAATGATGCCAAAGTGCTTGGATGCCAAGTCTTTAGCTGAATCTGCTGCTTCAAAGCTGGTAATTGGGTCTGAAGCTCTTGCCCGACCAAAGATAGGCAAGTCAAAGAACTTCTTCACGCCACCACCAAAATGTATATCGTCTAATTTACTCATCATTCACTCCTGTTTAAAAAGGTGAGGTACTCGTAACACTGGTGCAATTGCCTTGCGTATCGAATGCCAGCATTACTTTCCCTCTTATTCAGTCAGACTCTAAAATGGAATCGAATCGTCCAGATCATCAAAGCCAGCTTTAGGCTTGGCCTTGGCTGGTGCTTGGCCTTGTTCTTCTTTAGGGCTGAGAGCCAGACCCATGAACTTGCCGTTCTTGCCTTCTTTAATCCATGCTGAGAGCCAGTATTCCTGACCATTCACCCGCACATTTCCTTTGTAATCAGGATGGTTGCTTGTTTCCTTCTTGTCGTTCTTAAACAATACACCTGAGTTGTCCCTAAAATTATCCATGTAACACTCCTTTGTATGCTGAAAATTTACCGTGGTGCAAATCTGCTGCTTCAATTGCAACTAAATCAGCCAGTTCACGGTCTGAAAAATAACCAATGTGCTTATCTTTAAAGTTAACTGTTAATCTAACCCTCCATTTTTGCTCACGCTTTGCCCAACCTACATTTTTGTGACCGCTAACATTGTTTATTCTTATCTTTTGATTTTTCAAATTTTCAGAATGTGTTGCTGGTCGTAAATTTTCTATTTTGTTGTTTGATTTATTTCCATCAATATGGTCAACTTCTTTTGGAAAATATCCATGATGAAACATAAAGATAAGCCTATGAGACATATATCCCCGACCATATAGACCTATCATCTTGTATCCATGATGGATTGTTCTTCCTGCAACTTTGTTAAGAATTATGTTCTTAGCAATTTTCTTTTTCCAAATGAGATTTCCATCCTGATAATGAAATATTTCATTTAACAACTCTTTGCTAAGTTCCATATTTACACCTTAATTTCATTGAGTTTTTTAACTTTGTCGTCCACTTCCGCAAGAAACTGGATAACCTCTTTTTCGAGTTCTGCAATGTACAAGTCATTGCGCTCGATTCTTTTGATGAACAACTGAAGATGGCTAGGCATTCGTGGGTCAAAACTCACAAAATCACACCAACTTCTGTCTGCACATCGCATCTGCCACTGCATCTGGTCAAAGTACTTCTTAGCGGGTTCTTCACCCAAGACAGTATCAATGTGGGTTGCAGTGTTTGGGCATTTGATCTCCAAGCATCCATCGTCACCCACCAAGCCATCAGGAGAGGCGGCAGACATAGGAATACTAGGATGGTCAATAGCACCTACCTGATCGACCATATTGCCTGTTTTAGCCTCGTATGCGGCTCTGGCAAATGGCTCGTTCTCGACACCCCATTCCATTGCAGCATTTGAGTAGGATTCAGCAACAGTCTGAGTCATGCGTTCTACGACCAACTGAGCCATGTAGTTAGCTCTACTGGTGCTGTAACCTGTCTTTGTCTTGGCAACAATGTCAGAGATACGAGAAGCAGTAGCCTTTCCGCATCTTTGCTGAAACCATGCTTCGCTTCCTTGGACAACTTCGGTCATGCTTCCCTCGCTTCCAGCATTGCGTCTGCCATTTCATAAGCATCAATTGCCACCTCATCAACAGGTCGAAGATATATCGGTCGATCTTTGTATGTCATCATTTCCTGCATAGCCTTTGCCGCAAAGTAATCACGCAAGGTCATGCCGTCTTGTGCATATTGTGTTGTTCCACTAAATGGTCTAGGAAATGCTGCTGGGTTTTTCATTTCAACGCTCCTTTACGCTTTTCTTTGGCATCAATCACTTTCTTTTGCCAGCCCTTATCAGAGCCGCAAGCAGAGTAAGCAGCAGTGTAGACATTCTTCAGTTCTTCCATGTTGGATGCCGCATCAATAGCCGCTAAGTGGTCAATCATTGTGTTTACATCAATGTCAGAGCCAGATTCACCTTCAGGCAAGTCTTCTCCAGCATAGATGTACAAGCCCAAGCCATGCAGAGACAAAGCCTTAGTCATGCACCGCATGATGGCAGTGTTGACAGCAAATGCGTCAGGGTTGAGGATTGCTTTGTTTCGGAAGTCCATCACTGGAAGTTGGCAAGTCATTGGTTTGCCAAACATAGTGACTGTGACGAACACCATTGCAGTGCCGTTTACGTCCATGTAACACTTGTCTCCAAACATCTCAACTTTGTAGACGGCATCTTCATCAGCTTTGAGTGCCTCTGCCCATGCCCATGCCCAAGAGA